ATACAAACCCCTCCTTTGCTCTGGGCGCAGCGCCGCAGGCACACTTTCCGCGTACAAATGACCTGTGCAATTGCCCGCAAGGCTGCTTTTGCGCGCGCTGCGCTGCTATTATAGATATGAAGCATAAAAAAACTTATGAGAAACAAAGAAACCACTTGACGAATGGCCGGAAATATGTTACTATATCCAAGCAGTCCGCACCAACGGTTTTCTACCTCAAAAACCGGAGAACTGTATAACAGGTATGCGAGGGTGGCGGAACTGGCAGACGCGCACGTTTGAGGTGCGTGTGGTTTATCCTTGGGGGTTCGAGTCCCCTCCCTCGCACCAAATGAAAATCCGCATGAATGCTGGAAAATCCAGTGTTCATGCGGATTTTTTGTATTTGCAGTAATTCGGATACTATCGAATACTAACCGATATCTGCATTTAATTGCCGCCCAGAAGTCTGCAAAAAGTCTGCAGACCTCATCCTCGCTCTACAATGCGCTCCCAGTACTCGACCAGCTTGCCATCCACGGCGTCCTTATCCTGCAAAAACGCTGCGGCCATGTCAGCGTAGAAGTTGGTGTTGTCCACGCTGTACATTTTTGCGACTTTGCCGTAGTCGCTGTACATCATGTTCATGGTGGCCCAGAAGTCGTTTTTATCGCAGGTTATGCCGCGCTGTTTGGCCACGTCCTGCGTCTGCTCCATCGTCCAGTGACAGCCCTTTGTGCCGTCAGCATTCACCATGCTGTCGCACCATTCCTCCGCTTCATCGTGGGTGAGGTGCTGGCGTGGCATCTTGATGGAGCGGCTGTCTACACCGCCATGCTCATACTGCCCAGACCGCTTGTCCCAGTCTCCGTTCTGCGAAAAGCCGATTTGCGGCATCTTGCTTCCATACTCAACGTCAGGGTAGCGGGGGATAGGGTAGGGGTCGATGTAGCGGTTCTCCTCCTGCGGATAGTAGGAATAGCGGTCGTTGCCATCTTCCAACTTGCGCAGACGGCGTTCCATCTCACGTTCCCTGCGGTCACGCTCTTCTTCAAGGCGGTCGCGCTCCGGCTCACGGTTTTTGTCGTGGTCACGGAGCATCATCATGCGGCGAAAATTAGTCTTGCCCATAATCTACACCTCCTCAAGAAATGGACGCGGGTGCGCCAGCGTGTGAGCGGCAGAAGTAGCCAAGATACTTGAACGTGCCGGTGCCGGTTGCGGACGTTGCCACACGGGTAGCGTAGCGGGTGCGTGTATGAATGCTCTCGGCGGTTGCCTGAGCACAGTTACAGTCGGTCAGAGGGTACGCGGTCGTGCCTGCGCCAATGGTAATGACCACAGGCGCGTTGATGGTGGTCGTGTCCGGGATGCTCTGGGCAACCACGATGCAATACTTCTCTCCGTTCTGGTATGCGCCAGCAGGGATATTGATGGTCAGCGTATCGTTGGCGAACGTGACCGCCTGACTGATGACCAAGTGGGAGCAGAGTTTGCAGCTTGTTTTGCAAGCCATAATGTTTTCCTCCTAAAAAATCAGGGGCAGAGGTGTCTTACCCCTGCCCCGATGGTTCACCCGGTGTTATCGGGGAGTGTGTTGGTTAGCAGCAGCCGCAGCAGTTCACGCCCACGTTAGGGTTTGCCACCTGATAAGCGGGAATCGGACGAGGATTGACCCGGTTCAGGATGGTATCAGTCTGCTGGGACATCACGGTGGTCAAAAGCGCATTCTGACGATCCTGAGAAGCCGCGAACTTCAGGCTCTGGTTCTCAGCGGTCAGAGTGGCAATCTTGTCCTGCGTGAAGTAGTCCATCATGCTGCGGAAGTTGGCGTTGCAGTTGTCGATAACTGCGCGGGCGTTGTCTGCGATAGCCTGACGGGTAGCGCAGTCCTCCGTTGCGATGGTGTACTTCAGGTCGCCGATCAGCTGCTTGTTCTCGCAGCAGCAAGATGCCAGCTGCGTGGCAAGTGCGGTCTGACCCGCCTGCCGGGCGTTGCCCTCCTGCATGATGGCAAGGTTGATGGCGTTGTCGCCATTGGACACGCTGCGTTCCAGACCGTTCACGAGCTGTGCGTTCTGGTAGCCAAGCTGACAGATGGCGCTGTTCACGCCAGCAAAGCCGTTCGCAATGTTGGCGTTGATGCCATTGATCTGCGCCAGCTGGTCATAGCCCAGAGAGCAGATACCGCTCTGGATACCCGCCAGAGAGCGGGAGGTGTCCTGCTGGTAGAAGCCCTCAGACAGAGCTGCGCGGGTGTCCGCACCGCCCTGACCGCTTGCTCCGGTGCCGACCAGATAGGGGATGTAGGCGTTCATGCCGTTGTCGCCGCCGTTGCGGCCATAGCCGTTTGCGCCCCAGCCGAAGATGATGGCGAGGATGATAACCGCCCACAGACCTTCGTTGCCGAAAAATCCGCCGTTGTTATTGCCGCCGTCCTGCCCAGCCAGATAGCCAGTTGCAAAATCGTCCATAACAAAACTCCTTTCAGTTTTGCGTTATGCTATCCCACCGCCGTATGCGATGGGCGAAGCCAAACAAATGCGGTTTTTGTCAAGTCCGCAAAAACTGAGAAGCGTTTCGCTTAGAGGGATGATTATTTGGGGATTGTTAAGTCAGCTTGGAGGATTGTCTTTTTTATCTTTCGGGTCGTCCCACGTTTTGCTGACAGCGCCGAAAATCAATCCGAGCATTAAAGGAATCCATATTTTGTCATTGCCACACAGATTGTTGATGTCAAAATCTTTTTCTGGATGGCTGTTTTCAAAATCATCCATTGTAAAGCCTCCTCACTTCGGAAGCGTCAAATTCAGGACGCTTGCCAGCTGGTTCAGGTCGATGCCACGCTCTTTGGCGAGGTTCTGCGCCATCGTCCGAAGTTGCGCTTCGTTTTTACCCTGAATCAGGTTCAGCCCTTGCATGATGGGTGCGCTCTGCCCACCCAACTGCTGGATAAGCCCCATCGGGTTCTGCCCGGCACGAGCCAGATTTGCAAGCTGCATGATAGGGCTGTGAGTAATCATATCAAACGGAGAGGGCATTGTTATTCTCCTTTCTTCGCTGCGGCAGTGGGCTTAGAAAAGCTCTTCTGCCATTTTTCCAGTTCATCCAACCTGTGGACTAGAGCGTTATACTCTTCAACAGGCACATACTGCTGTGTCGGTGCAGCGGTCTGCTGTGCCTGTTGTGCTTGCATTTGCCGCCATGCTTCCGGGCTGTAAAACTCCTGCACATAGGATTCGCAGGTGTCCGGGTTGAGCCGCTTGCAGTAGATCACACCGCTGCGTAAGTCCGGGCAGTAGGTCGGTCTGCCGTACAGGTCAGACGGTATCGCCAAAAATTCTTCTCTGCTGGAAACGGGTCTGCCGAGCAGCCAGCCGCCATCTTGTGCCGACTGCTGAACAGGCTGCTGCCCATTCATCGGCTGCGGACGCTGCGGTTGTGCCTGTTGCATCTGCGTGTTCGGCAAAGAAGTGGCAAGCCCAACTGTTCCCATGCCGCCGTAAGGATTGACAGGCTGCTGCGGAACGTAGGGCGCCCCGGGTGTCGGATAATAGCTCATAATACATCCCTCCTTGTGCTCCTAGTGTATCGCATCGGCAAAAAGCGAAGGACAACGAGGGTGCAACGAAGGACAAAAAAGAAAAGCGCCCACACGGAAAAATCCGCATGAGCGCTTAACTATTAAAGGACTTCGCATTGGAAGCAAAACTAAAATATCACGTTTCGGCTTGCAAGGCAAGGGTTTCGACAAAAATAGTGCGAATAAGACAAAAAAATCAAGAGCGGAACCGCCCACAGGCAATGCCGCTCTCTACAAAGGCCGAAGCCTTTCAATCAAGATATTTTAAAAGTGTGGCTATTCATTTTTTTAGCTTGCGTCCACAAATGGGGCAAAAATTTGGATACCATAAGTTATTTTCACCCTCATCTGATTCTATAAAAACAGCACCGTTTTCATCCACGCCCATAACAAGGTCACTGTGCATTCCACCATGAGCAAGAACTCTTTGACTTCCTTCTTTATCATACGCGCAATGACCCGAAATGTTATTTTGAAACGTAGGTTTTATTTCACAATATTCACACATATATTTTTCCTCATAATATAAAATCGTCTCCCGCATAGTACGCGCTGTGAGTAGGCGTGCGAGAGACTGTATCAACTAAAAATGCCTACTTCTGCTATCGCAATTTTGACGTATGCGCACTATTCAAAACCGTTCAAGCATTTTCGGGCTTGCTATGGCTGGACTTGAACCAGCGCAATAGAAGGGGCGCTCCCTGCTCTACCAACTGAGCTACATAGCCTTTTCAAATATCCACCCTAATGCGCTTCTTCGAGAGGCCGGGTGGATTTGTTGGTGTTATTATACCACAAATCGTGCAAAAAGAAAAGCGGCAGACCCGAAAGCCTGCCGCTTTTGAATTGTCAGAGCAAAAGCTCAAAACTAATCCATATACAAAATTATTATATCACGCACTTAGCGTTTTATCAATAATTTTCAGTCTATTTCCGATTGATGTCCGACAATACGGCACACGCGCTGCAATATCAACTTGGCATAGCTGGTCAACGTACCGCAACCGGGCGATTTTCCGGTCATACCTCCCAAGCGGCGCACGTTTTATCACAGCTTTTATCTGTTCTGCATTAAGCCCTTGCAACGCTGGCGGAAAGACTATGCGAGCCGCAGCCACAGGCAGCACCGAGCCAGAAAGGCTGCGGCAACTGTCCGGCGTTGCGCACCATTACTGGGACGTTGCCGAAAAGGTCGATTTTGCCACATCTCTTGATTTCGCAAAATCGTTTCTGGTCGTATGTAGTGCTTGCCATGATATCCTCCTTACAGCTGCTTGATGCAGCGATTGGTCAACTTGCCGTACACATCCTCGTACAGCTCCTGCTTATCTCCGTTGTAGGTGTACTCGGCATAGATGCCATCACCGCTCACGGTGGTAGACAGTAGCGCCTTGTAGTTCTGGAGCGTCTTGCAAGCCCAGACCACAAAGACGTTTTCGAGGGTGATTTTGGTCTCGCGGTGCGCGTTGTACCACTCAACCAGTGCATTCTTGCACACGCTTTCGTATTCTGCCATGCCGGTAATAATCATAGTATGTATCCTCCTTACTGCTTTTGCAGGGCTGCTCTTGCCCGGTCAAAGAAAAACTGGATGACCTTGCTCATGGTCTCTTCGGTGATTGCCCACGAGACCAGCTTGCCCCACCGGCTGTTGTCTAGATAGTGGCGCAGCATCTTGACGCACCACGCCTTGCGTTCTGCGCCGCGCTTGGTGCCCTGAATCTCACGTTCGGCTTGGTCGATAAGGTCAAGCACCAGCGTCTTGACCGCTGCGCCGTAGCCCAGACGGATAAGCCCCAGTGCAAGCGAAACAGCGCCCACAACGATGAGCACCAGCGCCAGCCACGCGGGAATGGGGGTGAGAACGGTGTTAAGAATGGTTTCCATGTGTTACTCTCCTCTCTCTTTTTCGAGATCTTCGATGCGGTGGTTTGCCACCTTGATTTGTTCTTCCAGCACTGGAATGCGCTGGGCGAAGTTGTTGTGTGCCCGGACTTCCCGGGTCAGTTCTTCCAGCTTGGTTTCGGTCACGGCCTGCTGCTTGTCCAACTTAGCGTCCATGCTCTTGTCCATGTTCTGAGCGGTGCGGTTGTTGGAGACGATCACGCCGATCAAGCTCAGACCGCCGGTGATGATTGCTACGATGATTGCTTCGCTCATGCGCCCTCCCGGAGACGGGTCAGACCCTTCTTGCGGATGATACGAGGATAGTTGAGGGTGGTCACGTTGAGGTCTACATTGCCGGAGATGCCCGGCACAGAGCCCTTGCTTGTGTGCTGGTGGGCGTGGTAGATGTAATCCACCTTGGGCGTCTTGCCCGTGTAGTCGGCCAGCCAGACGTCCCAGCGGCCTGCCAGGCGCTGCATGTCCAACTCATAGCTGTAGCCCGTGTAGGTGTACAGCTGGGCGTAAAAGCCCATTTTCTCCACCTGCTCCAGCGCGTAGGCGGTGAGGTTGGTGAGGTCGAGGGTGCTCATGGGCTTGAGCTTGTTTTCCTCCACGTCCACGCACACGGGCATGGTAAGCTCTTTGCCGCGTACCGCTTCCCGCACAAGGGCAAGCTCTGCGGCGGCCATCGCCTCGCTGGTGGCGTAGGTGTAGTAGTAGACACCCACGTCCAGCCCGGCAGCTTTGGCGTTGCGGTAGTTGGTCTCAAAGGTCGGGTCGATGTAAAGGCCGTCTGCCCGCTTGGAGAGCTTTTTGTTGGTGGATACCGTCTTGAGCATGACGCCCTTGTAACCAGCCGCTTTGACCTTGCGCCAGCCGTCGAGGGTGATTTTGCCCTGATACCGGCTCGCGTCGATGTAGCGGTAGGGTGGTGCGCCCTCCCAGCCGGGGGGAGCGGCTCTCTGGGTGTCCACGGTGGACACCGGGTCAGAAGTAGAGGCATCTGCCGCTCGGGAGAGGGCGGAGAAGAGGGAAGAGAGGAAGTTGAGGATGGTGTGCAGCATTTTGAGACTCCTTTCTTTGTTTTTAAGGTTAGATAAAATCTTTTCTAACTAACTATTAGTAGCTAAACTCTCTGCTTTCCCCAGCGCCGACTCGTGTACAATAAATTTTTCGATTAGTAAAGTCTATTTGCACAAGGTCAAATGCCTGTTCTGTGTCTGTACCAATCACCATTGGTATGCCGCTTTCGGTGTTTTGACTACTACTGGCTGCATCTTGCATTGTGCAAATAACTAACACACTTTTCCCAGCATAATTGTGGACTGTTGACATATCATAATGTGTGTGTCCAACAAATAGTGCTGCAATCGTTGCTTCAAACTTTTTGCTTAGAACTTTTGAGTTCAATCTTTCTGTGACATAACTATTTACAGATGATACGAATTTTCCAAGAAAATATTCGTGGGTAAAAATTACAACATTCCATGTTGCATCCAACTCAGATATTTTTTGATACAAATAATCAAATTCTAAATCCAGTCTACTTTCATCTATCGACGTCTTATCTCCATCATACCAAAACGGCGTTCCAGTGTCGATTTGGATAAACCTAACTTTCTGCGCTGCGAAATCAAAATATCCATGATTGGGAGATTGTTCATAGTTGATTTCGTAATCGTTTTTCCGAAACAAAGCCGCATACATCTCGTCAGCAGTTAATATCGTACTTGTGCTTTTGTTATTATCGCTATTGTTATCATGATTTCCAGCTGTAACAAACAGCTTTTTATCGAACTTTTTGATAAAATCACGGGATATTTCAGTGCAGGTCGCTTTGTCCTTGTGCCTTGTTAGAACATCTCCGCCAAAACAAATCAACGAAATGTCTAAGTCGTTGCAAATTTTATTTATTAACACAGGGGATTTTTTCGCATTGTCTCCCCAATGAACATCAGTCAGAAAAACAAACCTAAACGAATGGGGAGAAATTTTAGCATCATTTACAAGGAATTGATTTTCAGCATTAGAAATTGCGGTATGCCAATATTCTGGAACATCCCCCATCATTTCGTTGACTATTTGCACTGTATCTCTTGCGAAATTTCCCAATATAACGTCTCCGTAGCTGATGTAAGGAAAGACGATATCACTTTTTGTTAGTTGCAATTCTTCAAAAGTTATAGTTTTACCTTCTGAAGTACTATAGCCGTCACTAGAATATACTCGCAATATGTCATACACGTTTTTTGCTGTGAACGTGTATGACATGCTTTTACTCGGAATAAAAATATATACAGCAGGGATTGAGTCATCTTCTGTATTCCACATCGAAAACAGTGTATCTTTATCATCTGGTTTCAGAATACGACTAAATGAAAGCGTATACTTTTTTCCACCTTCAGTTTTGTCAATCTTAAAATCTCTTGATGTTACAAAAGTAATGCTTTTAGGTGCGTTTAGCATATTATGGCTTTTTTGCTTACGCTTTGATACATCATCATCCAACTTCTTTATAGAAGCAAGGAATGACACAGAAATCTTTATTTCAAACGCTGAAGTTTCTCCAGAACAAGCAAGATATTTCGCATTGTTGGGAACGGATATCCAATTCTCCCCGGTGACAACACTAAACGATGAGATAAATACCTTGTCTTTAGTATAAAAAGCATTATACTCGCTCTGCGATTTAGAATATATGTTGATTTCGCTATCATTAGGGATAGAAATATAGTCCGTTGCTGTCCAGCCGGAAAAACTTTTTATCTCACCATTGAGATCAACATATTTGTCTCGCAGTAATTTTATATGGATTAAACCATTTGATACCGAAATAATAGATTCATTTAGCTCACCAATCGCGTCCCCAGTCGCTTTCGCATCCGCCGCCTTGCCGGAGAGGGAGAGGGTGGGGTCGATGGTGTTTTTAAGCTCTTCCACCGCCTGGATCGCCTGCGTCCAGTCCGCATTAGAAACCTGCGTGATGTAGAAAAAGCTCTGGATCTCCGCGGTGCTGTCATAGCGGTCGTTTTTGCAGTCGCACTCGATAGGCCAGCTCTTGAGCATATAGCCTTTTCCGGTCGTTACACAGAGCACGATGCTCACATGACCCGGCACCTGCAGTGCCTGACGCGCGATCTCGCAGGTGACAACGTTGCCGGACACGGCACAAGCTGCCCGCTTGCCTGCGCCGTCGTTGATGGTATCGTACCAGCCTTGATTCTGGGGGCCGAAGCCACGGTACATGATGCTGTAAGTGGCTCCTTCAGGCGCAGTATACGCCTTGCCGTTTTCGTACAGCGTCGCCTGAAAAAACCGGCTCTGGCTGTCGTTCTCCACCGCGCTGATGTGCTGCGGCAGACCGGGATTATCAAAATCAATCCTGATTTTCTGCATTTGCTTCCTCGCTTTCCTCCGGCAGCGGGCTAAAAATCAAATTTTGCCCGTCCCAGATATAGTCGCTGCCGCCGTTGCTGTTGGCCGGGAAATCCTCAAAAAGCAGCTGATCCGGCGGCAGCGTTTTGGGGATGACGCTTTTCAGCGTCCAGCCTCCGTTTTTGATACGCCCATCCGGGCACACGGTGCACTGGTATAAGTAATCTTCTTTTTTCACGATAGCCCTCCTTACAAAAAACCAAAAAGCTCTTGCGGTACACAAACGGCGTTGTTGGTGGCCCATCCATCAAACGTTGGCGTCTCCAGATCTATGTTAGTCCAAATAGTACCAGTGAGCGGACTATATTTGGATGTTCGCTCTTTCCCAGGACCAAACTCAATGCTGTCCTGATAAACTGTGATGTTCCGAAAGTGTGGTGTGTTCCACGCATACATAAGCGTGTAGGTCTTTCCGTTTACCGGTATGATGCTGGATACTCTGCCGCCGCTGCCGCCGCCCGCAAACCATGTAGTGCCTTTTGTGCTTTCGTAAGTGATCAGGATAGCGGAGTAACCGGTAAGGTCAACAGATATCGTTTGTTCCTCTAAACTTTTGAGAGGCTCTTTTGTTGCTTCGTTTTGCCAGACGCGAATGGGTTCCAGATTTTTTATTCCGTGAAACTCCAGTCCTTTTTCGTTTATCGTGTAATTAAAGCTTCCGGGCCCGAACTGGATGCCGCCATCGTCCGTTTCGCCAATGTAGTCTGTGGCCACACGGCTTGCATCAACAGCGCGGTCGTTCGTGGTGCTCATGCGGTTGCGGTCTTTCACGGTAGTTCTTGCAAGCTTTTCGCTTGCCTTGCCTACATAGATCGAGGCGTACCGGTCGTGAACAACGTCATAATCGGTCTTTGTCACTCTGGCCAGCACATTCACGCCAAGGCGCAAATAACGCACCTCTACCGTATCGCCGCGCAGAATGACCTTGTTCTTCTGGTCTTTGTACTCTACGGTCTTTTCCAGCTGCACATAGCTTACGGTCAAGCTCGGCTCTATTTTCCCGATCTGGTTTTTAGACAAAAATTCAGTGGTAGCTTTCCGCATACTGGCATCAGAGGGTGCTTTCTGGAAGTAGCTGGTCAGGTCCAGCGGGTAGATCTTCTGGTATCCCTCGATATTAGACGCTTTTATGGGGTCCAGCGCGTAAAACTTACCCTTTTGTGCATTTGTCCAGTACGGATAGACGTGGGTGTATACGTTGTCGATGTTTTTTTCCTGCGTGACGTCCACCAGATTCAGACCGTATGCAATGACTGCGCCCCGGTTTACCTCTTCTTTCAGCCGCAGCGTGCACTTTAAGCCGTCAAACTCCCAGTAGCCAAGGTAGGTGTCTGCAATGCTGCTTCCGCCGTTGGAGAGCATCGCAGCGCGCACAGTCACCGGTTTTGTGACCGAAAACTCTTTATCATTGTCGTAATCCGCAGAGATCTCAAACTTACAGTCTCCCACAATGTTTGCATTCAGCTTCTGTATGGTCTCCCTGAGAGATTTTGCGCTAAACGGCTTCACGATGCAGTTGCCGAGGTCATACGAGATATGGTGCGCAGACACCTGAAACCGTCCATTCATAGGGCGATTGATGCGATAAATGCGGAAAAGCTGCCGGGTTTCGTAGCTGGAAGGCCGTGCGCTGATGATACGCCGCTCCAAAAGCTTTTCCGCGTGAATGCCGGTCACCGGGTACTGTAAGGTCAGGTCATACGTTCCGTTTTCCTCGCAGCTAACAGTGCATTCCAGCGCATCCGAAAGCGTACCATATCCAAAATTGCCCACGGTAGTCACATTTTCATCATGTAAAACAGGTTTCATAACGTCCACCACCTTGGCATGATCTTCACGGTCTGGATACCGCCGCTCCACTGGATAAGGTTTTCGCCGGCAGCCAGTTCCGGCCAGATGCCGCCGGTCACCGGGTTTGCATTGGTGCCGTCCTCCAGCCATGCGTTCCATATTTCTGCATCGCAGCACACGGTTTTATCGGCGGGCGGCTTCATGCCGAATGCTTTTCCGTTCACCAGCAGTTCGCCCTCTTGTCCGTTTCCGGTCACCTCAAAATAGGGGAGTGACACCTGATCCAGTGGGTTCAGCAGCGCCTGACCGTTCGTCATCTCCTGCAGCTCCCGCCCGGACCACAAAAAATGCCGCGGATCACAGTCAAACTCCACCGTAAATCGGCCGTATTTGTCCAGAATATTGCTGGTATCGCCCATTTTCGCAATGGCAAGGTAAAAGTACTCCGGGTCGTATCCGTCCGATAGGGGATAGGCACCCGGCGTACCGCATAGCCATGCCTTGATGCCGCGCAGCTGCTCCGGGGTAGGGTTTCTGCCGTGGAAATACAGCTGATACGACACCGTGATATTTTCGTACTGCCCCTGATCCGCGTGCAGCTTGCCGTTTCGGCCTGCAACCTCGTACTCCTCATACTTGCGGTTCGGGGTCGGGATGCTGGGTTTGTGTTCGATATGGCAGCAGTACTCGGTGCTGCTGTGCCCGTTAAAATACAGGTACTTCTCCACTGGCTGCAGCCTCCTCGTTGATCATCTGTGTAAGTCGTGTAATGGTGTACTGGGCAAAGCGTTCCTCGTCCATGTCCGCAGACGGATACACGTTGAAGGTAATACCGCCCATGCGCACCGTGCGGGAGTTGGTAGCTACCTGCGCAAAGCCGTTTGCGCTGCCCACATCATACTGCAATTGCATTTTCAGCTTTCCGCCAAGGTCTGCGGCAGCCTCCTGCAGCAGGTAAGCGTTGTCGCGGATGCCATCCGCCATGCCTTGGATCATATCAGGCATCCACTTCTCGTATTCCCGCAAAGGCCCTTCGTCCGGCCGCGAAAAATGCAAAAATCCTTTTATAATGCCGCCGATCCACGAGACTGCCTTTGTGATAATACCGCCACCGCCCAGAATGCCCTTTGCAAGGCCGGTTACAAGGTCAGCGCCCCAGCTTCCGGCTTCGGTGCTGATGGACGTGCCGAGCAATTTTCCCGCGATGCCAAATATTCCACCGGCAAGTGCGCCCGCCCAGTTTCCGGTCAGCTGAAAGCCCTGTGCAGCACCGGTCAGGCCACTGATAAGCGTTCCCGGGACGTCGATGTTCTCCCAAAAACTGTCACTTGCGCGGTAGCCCTGCGCCAAATCGCTGAACCACTGCCCCAGAGGGCTTTTTGTCAGGTTGCTTGCAACCTTTTCCAGCCCGCCCAGCTTAGTATCCAGATCCAGTACAAACTTGGAGAAGCCGCCCAGAGCGCCCTCGGTGTATTTGATGCTGGTGTTCAGGTCGGTAACCTTTTCGTTGACGTCCGTTACAATGCCGTTGGTGTAAGTGGTGGTGCGCTCTACGGTCTGTTCCTGACCCTCCACGATGCGCTTATAGCAGTCTGTAACCACCTTTGTGGCAGATACAACGGTATCCTCCAGCGCGCCGGTCTCAGCGTTAAGCACTTTCTTGGTTTCGGTAGAGGTCTGGGCAGTCCGGCTGACGTAGCCAATGGCTTCGTCTATCTCTGCCTGCGCCGCCGTCAGGGTCTCCGCACGGGTATGGACGGACTTTTTAGCGACCTCGTCTGCAAGGGAACTGGTCACTTTTTCAGAGGTCACAACGCCGTCCGTCAGGGTCTGCACCCGCTTGAACTGCGTTTCAACGCCGTCCACCATTTCCGTCCAGCTGTCCGTGATGGTCTGGACAGTTTCAGTCGTGGTGCCTTTCAGCTTCTTGGTCGTGCCATCATAGACGTTGTAAGTATTGTCTGCGGTTTCCACTGTGCGGCTGATGGCACCCACAATGTTTTCCGTGCCCTGCAACAGCTGCTTGGAGGTGTTGGTAACGGATTTCGCCAGCTTTTTGGTGTCCTGAGCAGTTTTTGTGGGAGTCCTTCTGCCGCCAGAGCCGCCGCTTCTGCTGTTTCTACCACTGCTGCCGGAACCGTTGTAAGTAGGGACAATATAATTCGATGCGGCTTGTGCTTGTGCCTGCCGAACGCGCTCTGCATGTTTTCTTCCGCGTTCTTCTCTCGCTTTTCGCCGAGCCTCTTCAGTTTGACTTGATTTTTTCTTCTGGTCTTTTTGGTAATCCTCGTAGCTGTTGTATCCGGCGTAAGCATTTTTGCCAAGGCCTTTGTTCAGCGCATAACTGGCACGATCCAAAAAATTGATCGCGGCAGTTGTAGCATTCTCAAACCCGGTTTTAAGTTCCGAGACTATCGGGATGTTAGAGGCAATTGCATCTGCCAGACCAAACCATCCACCCGTGTCATACGCTTCTGACGCGGCAACAGTAAGGTCATTCATGTGCCCGACTACGACCTTTATCCCGTCCGTAAGATCCCCTGTCATAAGACCGGCAAGCTGCGTGGCGTTATCTTTTAGCGTGCTCCACTGACCATTCAGCGTCTCGCTTTGGGTGCTCATGGAGTTAAAATAGCGGCCGCCCTCGTCAGCCGCCGAAATAAGCGCATTAGATAACAAGTCATAAGTGACTGTCATTTTCTGCACTTCTTCGGCAGACTTTCCGGTGTAGTCCGCAAGAATGCCGTAAACATCTATGCCGGCGTAGGCAAACTGCTTGATATCCGCGCTGGTCGCCTTGCCCGCATTCCGGATCTGCTGCAAGTTTTGCGCCATGCGGCTCAACTCTTCATTGCCGCCGCCGGTAGCAGAAACTGCATCACCCAATGCAAGAATGGTTCTGCGGGAACTTTCGGCATCTACGCCGGTAGAAATAAGCAATTCGTTTGCTTTTACCAGACCGGCAGTATCAAACGGTGTTTTGGCAGCGTCCTGTTTGATCTCATCCAAAAGAGCAACGGCTTCCGCTTCGCTGCCCAACATATTGGTCAGTGCTGTCTGGTACTGTTCCAGCTGCGCATTGTATTGTACACCGGTCGACACGACCTGCTTTCCGGCTGCAATTATCGTGCTCGAGACCTTGCTGAAGAGGTTGGCAGCAATGCTTCCCTTTGTTACTGCCGATTGCAACCCGTCAAACATACCGCTTCCGGCATCTGTGTTTGTAAGGCCGTCCAAGCTTCCTTTTGCGCCATCTGCTTTAGACGCAAACTCTCCAAGGCCGTTTTCGGCATCGCGCAGGCGGCTTTTTAAGGTTTCCAACTCCGCATTCGTCTTATAGACCGCAGTCCGGTATGCTGATGCCTGTGTGCTTGCGCTGCCATATTTTTCAGTGGCCTGCAGCAGCATACCTTTCTGGGCGTTCAAAGCATCCGTCTGCGCGGCGATCTGCTTGCGCAGCACCGCCGCCACCGAGGATGCGCGCTGTTCTGCGGAGGTGTTCTCGTCCATAGATGCTGTGGTGGACTTCAGCTCAGCGGCATACTCTTTCTGCCGGGCAATAATGTTTTGCATCTGCTGCCGGTATTCTTTTTCACCCTCAACGCTTATTTTGGGGCCAATGTCCGTTTTTGCCATGCTTTCTCACCTCCTTACCGTATTTTTTCCAGATCGTCTACGGTGGCGTAGAGCTTCTGGTTTGCGCCGTTTTCTATCTGCATACACGCCATATAATCCAACATACGGCCCACCGGGCACGAATGCACTTGATGCTCATTCATGCCCAGTTTGCGGCCGTAAAACAGAAACCACGTTCTGTTAAGCTGTATCACATGGCGCTTTCCGCGTTTTTTGCGCTGTTGTCCGGTTCAGCCTCCACCTCGCGGCCGGAGCCGCGCGCAATTGCGGTAACGCAGTCGTTCCACAGTGCGCGGCACTCTGCCCACGTCATGCTCTTTTCCAGCTCTGCAGCAGCAGGGAAGTCCGGCAGGCTCTGCGCCATGTCCTGAAACTCCTTGTCGTTGGATTCTGCCGCCATCTCCCGCACATAGTCCCGGCCTGCATCCGCAAGCACGGGTGCAATGGTCAGTGCCGCCTTTGCAAGGTCGGCAACGCGGCCGGTTTTTGCGGCTTCCTTGGCAACACCAAAAATATTGTCCACAGAGCCGTAGGTGCCCTCCAGCACAGAAAGCGCCTTGATGGTCATGCACATGGGGTACTCATCATCCTTGACGTGCGCGAATACGATGTACTTGTCCTCGATCATGCTGCACCTCCCAGTGCCTTCTTGATGAACGCAACCGCCGCTGCCTCGGTGTCAAACTCCTTCTTGGGGATGATCTTCCACCGGTTCATAGCGCTATCATCGCGCATGATGCTGAAGTCCAGATCCTGGGTCTGCCAGTCGATCTGCTCACCCTGCGTCTCGGCATCGTCCTTGGGCACCTTGAAGCGGATCTTGCACAGGACGATTGCCTTCCACATGCTCTTGCCGTCCTTCTGCACCTTCTTGACTGCGCCCAGCCCCAGATAAGGCGGTTCCATAGATGCGCCGTACTCGTAGGTCTCCACCGCGGTGCCCTCGTCCGGCGTTACGGAGTTGCCGGCTTTCAGGCCCATGATGAAAGCCTCTTCCTCTGCGGTCAAGCCGTCCACGGTGCAGGTGCCGCTGCCATCGGTGAAGGCAGAGCCGGTCTCGGTTTCCGCCAGCCGGTCATCGGCGTAAAACTTGTTGTCATCACTGGTGGAAATATCGGTGCTCATGCTCACCGAGCGCCCCAGCTTGCGCACGCCGCTGTAAGTCACGGTTCCGCCATCGGAAGCGTAAGTAGCAATATGCACATTGGAAAAACCAGTAGTTACCATGTGTTTTCTCCTTTCATACAAAAAAGCAGGGTGTCCACTGTGGACACCCTGCGCAGGTTATTTGTCAATCGTTTCTTTTATCTTTTTTTCAACAGCCTGCCCCATGGCGGCTTCCGTTTCTTTTCGTCCTTTTCGGACGGAAGGAGCAACAAACGGAGTTGCCACCCAAACGCTTGTACCGCCTTCTACGCAGCGGGCAATCAGCGCATTCGGCTGTCCTTTCGGATGCCCTTTAGTCTGGATGCTGTTGTATCCGTTGAAGCCAAGCTTTGTATTCCACGCATAATTTTCATGGCTGAATTTTGCAATGCCGAACCCTTTTTTCAGGTCATCAGCCTGTTGCTGGCTTAATCCGTTCATGGGCGGTCCATTGGGGTGGGCATAATACTGCTCCTGCCCGGACGGCAGGCTGTGAATCGGAATCGTGTCAACGGCAGCTTTGATTTTGTCACCCATGACTTTTGCACCGGCATAAACGCCGGCTTTGCATACATCATCGGTGCTTTGGTTCAGCTTCTGAAGCTTTTTCATGTAAGCATCCAGCCCTTTTGCTTCGATCCTAGCCACAGCCGAACACCTCCCACCGCCAACGGTAATGCCAGATTTTTGTATCAGCTTCATACATAGGCTGAAGCCTCTCCCATGCGATATGCTCGGAAGCGTCAAACGATTTTTCCAGCGCTTCGCACCACGGGTCGAACTCCATCGAGGTAAACAAGTCTGTCGTGCCGATCATGGCACGTTCGATGTGTTTTCCGTCCGCAATAAGGTCGTTCGGCGCTTCTTCCTGCCAGACAAAATACCGCTTGGACTTCATCCGCCCGCCGTGGCTTACACAGTCTGTAACAGCCGTATGGGCAGCAATGATGCACTCAAACCATGTCATCCTCGGCACCCTCCTGTATGCTGTTGTCATAGTCATGCTCCACGGCGCGCAACGCCAGATCCAGCGCAGGGGGCCAGCTTCGAACGGCCTGTACCGTGTCGATGCGGTAGTGCCTGCCGTCCTCGGTCTGGGCTTCGTCCTGGCTGGAAATAGCGATGCTCTGCGGTGTCGGCACGCGGATTACCCGGACGACCTCCGCCTGATTCTGACGGCTCAGGTACAGCCGGTTGATGCCAAGGCGCTGCTCCTCGTACCGCAGGGTGCACTTTGCCGTGCACTCCACAACAGGGGAGTGCCCGACCGGTGCAGCGTCCCGGGTGGAAAATATCTGCACGACACCGCTGTTGAAGGTCTGGCTGACCTCCGTGTCAGGGCGGGTCGGGCTTTTGCGTGTTCTCTGCAAAATCATTCACCAGCCTTTCGTTTCTCGCCGCAAGCAGCAGGTGCAGATAATTGTGCTCAAAAATATCCGCTGCGCCGTCGCGGGTGTAGCGCACATAGTCCATCAGCAGCGCGCGGGCAAGCCCGGGCTGTGTGTAGTCCTGCGCTGTGCCGATCTTGCTATCCAGATAGAGCATACCGGCTACTGTGATGTCCCAGATTTTCTTATCCAGTGCATCATCCGACCATGTAATATCAAGATAGTTTTTGATATCCGGCAGCAGCGCAGTGTCATACATCCCGATCATGGTCAGGACTTGGTGACCGTGACGGTGTAGGTCTTGACGGTCTCACCGTCCGCAGCGGTCACGGTAATGGTCACGGTGTTGCTGCCGTCGCTCCAGGTCGCAGGCTTGCCGTTCTCGATCTCCTTGCCGCCCACTTCCACCTTGACCTTGGCGCCAGCGTTGGCGGGGGTCGCGGTGATGGTGTTGGAGGCCGCAGAAGTGGTTGCCGTATAGGTCACGCCATTAGCGGTAAAGCCCGGGGTCAGGTTCAGGCTGCCTAGCTTCAGGGCGCTCAGGGTGGCATCATTGGACGCAGCAGGTGCGGGAACGGTAGTCACGCGGTAGGTCATGGGCTGCAGGCCGGAAATGTCCAGATTCAGGAAGGCGTTGTTGTCCACCGGGAAGCCGTTGGCATACAGCTTGATCAGGTAGACGCGCTCATCCTCGAGGAAGTGGTAATCGTCGCTGTACTCGATGCGGCCGTTCTTGTTCATGCCGACCGGCGCAAAGTACAAACGACCGATACCAAACACAGCCTGACCACGCGGCAGCGCAGCGGTCTTGATGACCGTCAGGGGAACAGGGAAGATGTCGTTGCGGTAGGTGCCATCCGGGGCACGCACGGTGGTTGCAGGCATCACGCGCAGGTAGTAATCCTGCGGGTTGACCAGCAGGATCAGATCATCAGGGTCACGATCCTTGCCGTTGGCAGTCTTGCCCAGCATGGAAATCAGATTGCCCATCGTGGCAGGCTCGAAATCGTTGACCTTGACCTTTGCCTTCTCGGGATAGGTCTTGCCGCCGATCACGGCAACGTCATCGCTCACATCGCGTACCATGCCAATGGGCTGATCGTTGCCGTCGCCCATGACGATGCCCTCTTCCAGACCATTTGCCAGTGCTTCCGCCAGAATTGCGCGGATGTAGCGGTCCAGCCACTCGGGGCCCAGATCCAGCTGTGCCTTGCAGACAGGGATGAACGCAGACAGCTTGTACAGACCTGCGTCCACTTCCTTGAAGCCGGAGGTCAGCTCCTCCACGATCTTGGCGCACAGCTTGCCCCATTTGGCCTTATTGATGCCATCAGTGTTCAGCATCATGCGGATTGCGCCGCCGGTGGGGGTAAACTGGATCTTACTCAGCAGCGGGTGCTTGGATGCCAGATCGTCCATCACGCGGCTGATAACCGTCTGCGGGAACACAACGGTCACGTTCTCCAGCGCCTGCTTGGGGTTGTCGGCGCGCATGGCCTTCTCCACGGCCTGATAGTACTCGCGCTCGTCGTTGGTCAGCTGGCGCACGCCGCGGGCATACAGGACGGAATTGTCCAGCTCCTGCTTCATGCCGTCCAGCTGCTGCTGGTACTCCTCGCGGTTGATGTCGCCCACGGTCTGGAACATCTGCAGGAAGGTGTCAGTCACAGCATTCTCATCGTTGCTCTTGTAAGCATCGTGCAGCTTCTGGCGCAGATCGTTCAGCTTCTGATTGTTCTTGTACAGTTCAGAAAGATTCATGTTGATTTCTCCTTTTTGGTATTTAAAAAGCAGCACCCCCCACGAAGGAAGTGCTGCTTTACGGCTTATTTTCAGATATTGCAAAGCATCTGCATCAAGCTGAGCTTTGCGGGCGGTTCTTGAAGCTGCGGTTCAGCGGGCGGTTCTGCATCCTTATGCGGCACCATAAGCTGCTGCACGATCAAGCCGCGCACGCTCTGGGACACGCCGGAAGCATCGCCGGTTTTGCGGATGCTGGTTGCGATACCCTTTTCCAGCATAGCGGCAGGGGAGTACCACGCCTTACTGTTTACAAGGTCGCGGGCGGCCTGTTCCTCCATGCCGGCGTTCGTGAATGCGCCCAGCCCGATTTCGGTCAGTTGGTCCAGCGCATCCGCCGCGTTGCGCAGATCCTCGGCGTAACCGGTCGCAAACTGGCTTGCCGGGTGAAAGTAAAAGGCGCTCACATTGCTGGCGATACGCTCTTGTCCAGCCAAAAACGGGTAAATAGCAGCGCTGGCAACAAACCCGTCTGCATAGGACGTGACCCGTGCACGGCTGCTTTGCAGTGCGTTGTAGATCGCCCATCCTTCGGAAACGTTGCCGCCAAAGCTGTCGATGTGCAGATTGATCTCGGCTGCATCAGGGATTTTCTTCAGCTGCTGGACAAGACTGTACGCGCTGGTCTCCTGGCTGGCTTCATCGGCGTATCTTACAATATCGCCAAAGATATAGATATCCGTCTGCTCGCCAAACTGCTGGATATCAAAATAGGGTTTCGGCATATTATTCCTCCTTCGGGTTGCTTTCCGTGGCGGCGTCCCTTGCAACGGTTTCCACGGTAGCGATATTTTTGGTCATCCAGTGGATGTTAGCCCATTCATCAGGCAGCGGTGCACCGCCGGTGGCCTCGCGCAGCTCGTTGATGCTGTATGCGGCGCTCTCAACGATTTTTTCAATGTTCGCCGCGTTAGAGAACATGTCAAAGTGCTGGATGGTGGAGGTGTCCGCATATACGCGGTCTCCGCGCAGCCAATCCGCCTTGGGAATCAACTTCCGGCTGAATTCCTTGCTGATCTGCGCCGCCAGCGGGTCGATGCCGGTGGTCAGCCAGTGGGCGATAATGTCGTTGATGCCCGCCACATTCCCCTGCACAAGCACAGGTGGGATGCCCAGTCCGCGCGCGGTAAAAGAAAAAATGTCATCAAAAAGGGCTTTGATGTCCCGCGTGTCTTTTGTGCCGGTGCCGTTGTTCATCAGCTGGAACTCATAGCCGTCAAATTCAGGCAAGATACCGGTGTTGGATTCCAGAAACGGTTTATAGCTGCTTTCCAGCATTGCAGAAAACTTTTTCTCAAAATCGTCCTGACCGTTGGCAACCTGCGTAACGTGCACCTTCATGTGCCGACCGTTGTTCCAGACATTGCTCTTAATGCTGGACTGCACCAGATTCTTGTAGCTTTCATACAGAGCATCCACAACTTTTTTTGCGTCATCGTTGTTTAAGGTCAGATGCAGTACCTCACGCTCTTTCAGGTCGCGGGTATACGACTGCTGCCCGACCTGTATCTGGCGGTATACATTTTCCTGTGTGGGGATGTATTCCGGTTTCGTCCAGCTGTCTGCAACCACCAGCTCAACGTTGCCCCCGCGCGGAATCGGGACAACAAGCGCTTCGTTTTTGGCATAGAGCTTGTAGATCACTTTTTTCCAGAACGCCGTGCTGTTTTCGTTGACGTTCGGCTCTACGTTCAGCAGATAGTAATAATCCGATTTGACCGGCTTCCCGCGCTCGAACGTCTTAAACTCGCAGTTTGCAATCGCGTTTGCAATCAGGTTTACGCAGCAGTTAAATGCAAGGTCACGCAGCTGGTACTCCTGCCAGCAGTCAAGCATTTCGCAGGTCAGGTCATCGCCATTCAGCAAAAAATCATGTGCGGTGATCTTCTGCTCAGGCGGCGAAAACCCGAAAAACTGTTTGATTTTTTCAGAAAAAGACATTGTTTTTCTCCTTCCGGCAAATTACCGGCAAGTTACCAGCAAAATGCTCCGATCTTTGGCAGCTGCACCTGACCGGTGCCCAGATCGCTTTCCACCGTCATGGCTGCCGCCAGCGCCATGAACGGGTCTGTTTTTCGGCTTTTGCCCTCAATTTTTGCGTAAATGAAGTTTCCGGTATCCACACCCTGACTTCGGCTGCTGCGCACGCGCTTGGTATTGTTGACCGCCCAGCGCAGATGCGGTACATCGCCCCAAGTAAACAGGTTGCGGTTAAAGCAATCCTGTATCACTGGGTCAACCTGCATAATATCGCTAGGGCGTACCAGCTTTACCCGGTTTTTATCCTTCGCGTCAAAACCGATACTTTGCAGCGCTTCTGCCATCATGGTGTAACGGAAATGGTCAAGCGCCACTTTTTTTACGGTGTATTTCCGTCCGGCTTCCCGGATGAAATCCGTCAAAAGATACGGCGAGATGCTTACATCATCCACATAGGTGCAGTCTCCGTTTTCGCACCACGTTCGCCACGGGGCTTTTACCCGGGGCAGGGTCTTGCTGTTTGCGCAGATCCATGCGTGATTGATATCATAGCGCTGGTCTCCTTTGCGGAAATGCAGATTTACTGCCGCCCAGTCGTCCAATTCCGCGTAGTCGATGCCCACAGTGCAGCTCCAGCCAGCCATATCCGGCAGGGGGCGGTTTGTTGACCTGACGTTTTCGTAGTCGGTAACGGAAATTTCCTTCGCGCCGTCTCGGATGCCCATGCGTTTTGTGATGAAATCGCCGTTTTGCTCCGGGCGCTCTTTCCAGTCGCGGTATTCGTCGTGGATCTCCTGCATCAGATGCGGAAGATAGGGTAGGGAAGGGTTTGCCATGCACCAGTTTTCCGGGTCGTGCACCTCGTCCTTGGTGTTTAGACAACAGATGAACGGCAAAAAGCCCTCATCCGGTTCACCCTCAAATAAAATGCGCCGACCTCTGGCAAGGTAATCGTCCAAAGGACCGTCCGATACATCGCCGTTGGACGTAAAAAAGCCAACGCGAGGCTCTGCAACCTTACCTTGGCCGGTGATAAACACTTTGATGTTGTCGTAGTTCTGGTACTGATGCACCTCATTGAAGATGACCGCGCCGGAACGCATACCATCGCGCCCCTTGGGGTTATTGGTGCGGCCTTTTACTTCGCCCAGATTCTTGCGCCCCTGCAGCACCTCTTTTGTGTGATAGTAAAACCGTGAAAGTTTGGCTTCCCACTTCGGGTTTTCCAGCGCTTCCACGATATCCTTCACGGGGGTGACAGCCTGCTCCTCGTTGTTGGCGCAGATATCCACGTTGTAGTGCGGCACCGGGTTGTATGGGCTGATCAGCGCCGCCGAGGAAATGGCAATTACGCCATCCTTGCCAGCGCCACGCCCGACCATGGCAAACAAAGTCTTGAACCGAGGGCTCCCATCCTTGCGATAGGTGCATAACCAAAGCCCCAGCGCGAAGGTCTGCCATGGAAAAAGGCGGTCATAAGGAAAATACCGGGCGATACGGAAGTATTTCCGCATACGCTCGGCATCTACATAAATATCTTCAGCTGCAAAAACGCGTCGGATCAGTGCAACAAGGGCGTGCTGCTCCTTGCAAGCACGCGGAGCATTGTTCTCCACCTGCTCAATGTACTCCAAGATCTCCGGGGGAATATTACAGCTCATCGTCCTCGCTGGGCTTCGCCGCCATAAATTTGAACGTCTGCACGACCCGCAGCAGCGTTGATACGGTGGAGTTGGCTGCGCTGGCAGTCTGGTTATAGACCTGAATGGAAGGGTTTGCCACTTCAATCTCCGCGCCGCGCGGGGTGGTCTTTACAACGGTAAGGCCGCGCTCATCCATGTCGTTCTGTGCCTGATCCAGAAGGTTCAACTGCGTAACATACCGGTCCAGCGTGGAGCGATACAAAAAGTTTGTGTCGCAGTTGGCTGCTTTTGCGGCCTGCTCGATCTCCTCCAGTTCCATCCGGTATTTTTCGCTGGCGGTAGCCGGTGTTTTCCTTTTTCCCATCACGATCTCCGTTTCATCCATATTTGTGCAATTTGTATACCATCCTCGCGCGTGTGCGTGCGCGCAAGCGTAGCTCGCCGATCAGGGGACACCCCGAATAAGGGCTCGACCCGCTCAGCCCGTTTTTTCGGCAGGGGGGTGTACGCAGTCTTTTATAATTCGCGGCCATTCGTTTTCTAAGTCTTCCAGCGCGCGGATGAATCACTCTTGCAATTGTAACTTTACAAACTCTTTGCACCATTCATCGCCAAGAGATAAGTGCTCCGGCGTCAAAACAAAATATAGTTTTACATAATGATTACAATTATCAGACGATGGCATTCAATCCCACCTTTCTAACGTCAGCGGCGCACCGCCGCTGCATTTCCGCAGCCGCTCCGGGTGGCACACAGTTTCGTGGCAGTCCTTGCATACACTGATAAGGTTGCGCTGCCGGTTGCCGTCTGCATCCGTGTACCAGATATCCAGCGCAAGCTTTGGCGCACGGCGCACATGGTTGACATGGTGCACAAGTTCTGCCCGCCGGTAACGCCCGCGTTCTTTGCACAGCTGACATTCGTGCTTGTCCATGTCCAGTACCTTGTGCGACAACCGCACCCATTGCGAGGAGCAGTAGAACGGATGCACATCACCCGATGCTATCAAAGCGCAGAGCCATTTGTAAAACTTATCGGTCATATATCTGTACTATCAAGTTGCTTACAAAATATAAGCAGCACTCCCAGTATACATTCAGTTTCTCGGACAACGTAAACGGGTGGAGTGCTGCTGCATCCGGTACTTTCGCCGCCAGATGCCCGGCTATCTGCGCAGCCCCCTCACAGGGTGCGCAGCTGGCATTCCCGGCAGGGACCGAGCCTGCAGCCTCTGGTTTTGGAGACCAGCGCTCTACCAATTGAGCTACGGGAATATATCATGCCGCGTGCAGGAATCGAACCTGCAACGACCCGGTTATGAGCCGGATACTCTGCCGGTTGAGCTAACGCAGCGTAAAAGAATGCCCGTCTGTAATGCACGGTGCACATCATGCATAACAGGCGGGTAAAAACATTTTCGGATAAATTGTATCAGCAGCTTTTGCTAATCTGCGCGGATAACAGGCCGCGCCCCTTGCATACAGCCGCGCCCTCCGATCTCTGCCCTCGGCTCACGCTTTGTGCGGCTCGCCTGAAAACCGATACTCCAGACGATGCACACAAAATTACTTTTGAATGCTATTTGAAAAATTTCCCGGAACACAGGTGCAAGCACGCAGCTTTTTGTTATAGACCAAAACAGTTTGTTGAAAAGCTCAAGCATCGTTTGCACTCCTTTCCAAGGTGTCCACTGTGGACACCCGCCGGGTTTGATTTTGTTTTGTATGCGCCGCTGGATCTTGAAGCGGACGGCGCGGTGATCCATTGAGCACAGGAAGATTCCAAAAGCCTGTGCTATGCTTCCCGCCGGGTCTCGTCATGAGGATGCAGGTCATTCACGTTTCCGTCAATGTCTGCATTATAATTTTAGCACATCAAAATGGGACATTCCGGACATTTCGACCTTTTTGTGACATTCCGACCATTTTGTGACACGGCTTTTGCGTAGCTACGCAGAAAAGTAGTACAATGTGAATTTTGTGTCAATCAGCAAAATCCGGTCATTTTGAGCACAAGACACGCCATTATGTACCCAAGAACGCCGCCCAGCACGACAGATGCGGGAGTGAATACCATGAGTATCTTCCGTACTGTCCACCCGCTTTTCCATGCCCACCGCACGGAAAACATACACACCGGAATGCTCAGGCAAGCTATCAGTACAGTGGCTGCAAGCCAGTAAACCATAATCACAAATTAACCTCCTAATACGCAATCCGTTTAACAGTCACAGTTTTTTATTTCACTTCCCATCCAATGAGATCGCAGATGCAAAATCTTTTCTTTTCACACCAGTGAACGATAAACCGTTCTGGAAGGGACGATTTTGGAATAGCCGTAGTCGATTGAGCGTCGCAAGATCCGTCTATCATGTCTCTAATTGCCCAAGTAACAGACATTGTAATGCTCGTCATTTCCTTGATTTCCGCTCCACAGCAGCGGCACTTGAAAACACCGGTCATTGTTTCATCCATTTGCGTGCCTCCTGTAGTAGTTCATATCGACGGCCTGCCCGCAACAACGGCAGTACGCAACAGGTTTGTTGTCATTGACGTACTGGTTAAGCGCGTTGCATTCCGGGCAGTTCCACGACCCGGAAGGAGCATTGTCTGTGTATGGCCATTGAACGCGGCTTTTCAAAAATATCGTTTCAATGTCTTTTCTGTTTTGCGAATAATACAAAACGTCTGTTGGTTCAACTTCGAATCTGACACATATTTTCCTGAATTTTTCATCCCATATCTCGATGCACAGTTCAGTCAGAATGCCCAGAAGGAAAATCATAATTCCGAAACCGCCAACATAGCAGAGCGTTGCGCCGATTACAAAAAAGACTTGGTTCATGTTGCATTTCCTCCGACATAGAGCCAAATTGTAAGCAAAACGAAAAGCACAGCAGACAAAATTGAAAACAGCGCAACAGGGCGGTCTACAAGCAACTTGACAAGGACTATAATCGCTAAAGTGATTGTTCCTGCAAGTAAAAGCAGTAGAAACGCTCCCAACATTGCAGCTTCAATAGTCATTTCTTCCCTCCGTTCTGTTCTGCTCTCCGGTTAAAATACACCACCGGAGAAACACCGCGCTCATCGCAGTCCCTGTTGTTAAAACTGACGATTGCGCCGCAGCCGTTGTAGTTGGAGCAGGCAATCAAGTCCATTCCGGTAATGGATTCAATTTCATCCGCTCTTGCTCCGCAGAACGGACACGGTTTGCATTTTGTAGTAATATGCGCTTTCACTATTCATCCTCCATCCATCAGCTCAACAGCAACTCAACAATTTCATTAAGAAATCGAACGATTTCATATACTGCGTGCTGAAATTTTCTTGTTAGCCTTATCGGCTGCTGATCCATAAGGGGTGTTCCATTGTCGTTGTTTCTCCACCACAGACGGCTCCACATCGGGCAACCCGGTTTTTCGCAGTCGTAGTAATGCTGAGAAAAACCAGTCCACGTTGGTTCTGCCCAATCATGGTATTTCCTGAATTTGCACCCTGCACATGGATTTTCAAGCGCTTTTTCTTTTTCTGCTTTCTTTTTCAGTTCTTCGATCGTGATGGTTTTAACTCTTCGATTTTTACGTTCTGGGTGATTTTCAATCCAGATAGGGCATGTATGGTCTTCGCATATTTGTTCAACTATCGTTTCATCCGCATAAATAAACGAAGTAAGTTTTGAGCATCCATCACATGCGTCGAAATTGCTTTTGCCCATCTCGTAGTGCAACTGGTTAAACACTTCAGCGTTTTTTCGTCCAGAACAATTTTGCAAAAAAGTCTCATAGCTTCCATATCTGGCAGCGTCTAGGTACTGCCCTATTTCAGCTTCTAATCTGGCCGCACGGGCTTGATCAAAAGCAATCAGCCCCGATTCAAGTTCGCTTGCAAGTCTTTTGAAATCTTCGTCTGTTAGCAGGCTGCTGCCCACAAAATCACCCCACATTCTTTTGGATCCACCGGTAAACCCTCCGGCGAATAGATTCCGCATCCACGTCAAAGCCCCGCTCGGTAAGCTCCACGGCAACGTCCTGCGGCTTTTTGCCCTCTACGCAGATCGCCGAAAGCATCGCCCGAAGCTCCGGGTCATCGCAGTCCTCCACCATGTGCACACCGATGTTGTACAGCTTGCCCAGCATCCGGTTGATGTCTTTCAGTCGCCGGATCTCCGCAGCACGCTGGTTGTAGGAGGAATCTGCGGTCCCGGTCACTGTTACATGACCAAGAACGCAGCTGTTTCCCTCGCCGTGAGAAGCTTTTACCACATCCGAGGCAGCCTGCGGACCATCTGCCTGTAAAATCTCCAGCCGCTCAATGCGCTGCCGACGTTTGGCAATGTCATAGGGTATCGCATATAGACGACGAAATTCGTGTGGCTTCATCCGGCAACCTCCCAAAATTTATTTTAGCTCAAAGTAATCTGTCAGAATATCCGTGATGCCGGAGTAGAAACCTATCCAGCCGCAGGTGAAAAAGCTGTTGTCTTGCAGAATGATGGCGTAGTCATCACAGGTCTGACCGGCGTCCTCTCTGGTGGTGTCTATCCGCTTCCACAGCTTTGCCCCGCCGGGCAGAGGCTGCTTGTAGTACGCAAGCCGGAAACGCACATCTTCCCATTCCAGTTCCCACGCAGCATTTGCGCCCAGCGTTTTTTCTGCCAGTTTGTGCAGCGTGTTATTTCCACGAATGCAGGTATTCGAGATTGCAGGACACTCTTCTTCTGCATTTCCCGTTTTTTCGGGTACGGCTGCAGCATTCCCCGGTTCCATCCAACGGTTTTGCTCCACCTGCGCTGTCTGGATATCCGCAGTTTTGTTTTCCGCAGCAATGGAAGCATCCGAATATGATTTTTTGCGATTCTGGTCGTAGATTCCGTTTTCCAGACATGCCTTCACAAATCTTGCCCATGTAAATGTAAACTCTCCATTTTTACTGCCCCAGAATCTTATTTTGCCGTAGCTATAATCAACAAATCCGTCTTTTAAGCTTTGTCCGCAAAGATCGCCTTTTGCATCTATAAGGGCTTTTGCTGTAAATTCTCGAACCGATTTGACCCAATCAAACGCGCAAACCTCCTTTGCGCATTCAATAACCCATGCCGGATACTCAGTTTCCGGTACCGTTTCCGCAGGTTCTTCTTTCTGCTCCGGTTCTTCCGGTGCAGCGCCCATAAAACGAGCATAATCCTGTGCGCTGCGGTACGCTTCCATCAAGCCGATTTCTCCGGCCTTCAATCGCTCCTTGATGACCTCATTCTCGCAGGATGCAATCACGTTCAGCCGAGCAGCGGCACCGGTGGACAAGCCCAGAATGCGGCAAACCTCGTCACGCACCTTGCCTTCCAGCTGTCCGGCTGCTTTTTTCTTGGTCAGCGCATCCTTCAGCGCCTCGTACTGCGCCAGACGCTCACCGTCGGTCAAGTCGCGGGCGGTGGCGTTCGCCGTGATGAGCGCAATGCGGTCGTCCAGTTTGCCGTGGCTTTCCCGGATCAGGCAGGGGAGAGCGTCAAACCGCGAATCGCCGCACGCCGACAAGATGCCGCACGCCGCCCAGCGCCGGTGCCCGCTGATCAGCATATAACGATCTGGCTCGCCCTCTACCGAGATGACCTCCAGCGGCTGCCGGAGACCGTTCTGCCGAATGTCGTCCTTCAGACCATCCATGTTGCCGATGGTGTAGATCTCGTCATTGTCCGGGTTCGGGATAATATTCCGGCTCGGAATCATGACCACCTGCATCTGCTGCCCCGCCGGGGTGGCCGTCTGGCTCTGGGCATTCATCAGGCCGTTCAACAATCCAGTGCTCATGTTATTCGCCCTCCACACATTTTTTCACCAGCTGCGCCAGTGCCTTATACTGGGCGCTGGTCTTGATGTTCCGACAGACCTTGTGCACTGGCAAGTGCCGTGCCTTGGCTTCCTTGACCTTCACGCTGTAATCGATGCGCAAAATACTGTTGTCCTGGTTGCGGAAGGCGGGCAAGTCCATGTTGGCAATCTCGTTGATGGTGTCCACACTGTACCTGCCACGGGTGTACTTGGTTGCCAGCACGCCCATCACTTCCAGCTGCGGATTGTAGGCATCCCGGATGGCATCCACCTGCTCGCGGATCTCGCTCATGCCGTCCATCGCCCACTCGTCGCAGTCCACCGGGATGATCACCCAGTCGGCGGCAGCCAGCGCATTGACGGTAGCCATGTCGACGTCAGGCGGGCAATCGATAATGCAGTAATCGTAGTCGTTGTGGATGGTGTCCAGCGCCTTGCGCAGCCTGTCCCACTGCGGCCGCAGCACATCCAGCATCACGTTCTTGTTGGCCAGCAGCATCTCCATGTTGCTGGGTGCCAGATCAACGTGCTCAAAATCCGTCTGCATGATCACATCCTGCATTTTGGCGTTCAGGGTGAGCACATCGCCCATGGTCTTGCGGCCATAAGCAAAGCGATTGAAAAACTTGGTGGTGTTGCCCTGCTTGTCCAGATCCATCACCAGCACCCGCCGGGACCAGATCTCTGCCAGCAGGCAGGCGAGGTTGCAGGCGGTGACGGACTTTCCCACGCCGCCTTTCAGGTTGATGATCGCGATTTTTGCCATTGTTCTCATGACGATATCCCCATTCTCAGATTCTTGCGGCTTTTGCGGCCTGCTGCTGGATGCTGTCCCAGCTTTTTGCAAACCACGCAAGCCATGTTGTGCATTTCTTGTAATAATTCGGCGAGCACGCCTTACAGGGGTAGTTGCGGCAAGGGCTGCTCTTTGGGAGAGGGTAGAGCTCCTCGTTCCAGATCTCCTGCATCAGCGCCTGCCTCCTCCACCGGCTGCGATGCTGTTGCCCTTTGCCTGATAGTAATGCTCCATGGTGGTGGGAGCGTTCAGCAGCACCGCCCGTATGTAGCCCCGGATATTGTGGACAGGCTTTGTGCTGTTGAGCAGCGCATCCAGAACGTACTCGATGTGCTGGCTGGTAAGCTTGTCCAGCCGCTTGCGGATGGACTGCGTGGTCTGCGGATACTGCCCGATGGTCTGGATCATGCTGGGGCAGCAGTACATGTCCGCAATGTTGTCCAGCAGCTCTTCCAGTTTTTCCGGTTCGTACCGGCGCTCCAGTGTGTCCAGTTCCAGCTGCTCCCGGAATCGTTCCAAGACATCCTCTCGTGCGGTATCCAATCCATCCATCGTATCCGTTCCGCGCTCCTCGCGCGGATAGATAGGTTTCCCTATAGGTTTCCCTATATATTTCCTGTCTACACTTTTTGTAGGGGTCTGGATACACTTTTTGTAGGGGTTCGGATACACTTTTTGTAGGGGTACATTTTTTGTAGGGGTACAATTTTTGTAGGGGTCTGCGCCATTCTCCGGCACCGTTTCCGGGGTTGGATTTCGGACTGCAACGTACTGGTTCACGAGGATGCCGCCCACCATGGTTTTATGCTCCTTCAGCAGTCCCTTTGCCACAAGCTCCTTGACGATGTTCCGGGCACCGTTTTCGCTCAAGCCTGTCCAGTCTGCAAGGTATCCGTACCCGCCTTTATAGACGCTCTCGCCGTCCTGAGAGAAGCCGTAGATGATGGCGTACACCGTCAACTCGTTGCCCTTCAAGCCAAGTTCTGTGCGCATCCAGCGCTGCAAGACGACATAACTGTCCTGTTTCGGTTTTGTTTTACTTTTCACGCCTTACCCCCCCCTAAAACGGCAGATCGTCGTTATCATTTATCACGGCAAAATCATCCATGCTGCCCTGCGTGTAGGCGGGTTGTGAGGCGTTCTGTGCGGCTTTTGCCTGCTGCACATGGCTTGTAGTCTGCTGCTCGTAGGAGGGCGCGCGCTGGGCGTCCTGACGCTTTGAACCGGCAAAGCTGATATTATTCGCCACGACTTCCACAGCGGTTCGGCTGTTTCCGTTCTTGTCCTGATAATTCCGGGTCTGCAATCTGCCATCGATGGCGATCATGCTGCCCTTCTGGAAGTACCTGGACACGAAATCGGCCTGCTGCCGCCATGCCACGATATCAATAAAATCTGCCTGCCGCTCCTGACCCTGCTGCGCATAGCTGCGGTCGCACGCTATGCGGAAGCTGCACACACTATGCCCCGCCGGGGTGGTGCGCAGCTCTGGATCAGCGACAAGCCTGCCCATGATCGCTACAACGTTGAGCATTTCAAATAATCCTTTCCGACCACCGCCATCCACTGGCGGTGTCCATACACATCCTCAAAACTGCGCTGTGCCTGCTTTTTCAGGTACAGACGCAGCTTGTGGTCAAAGTGGGCGCTGTAGCCCGGCTCGTTGTGGTGCCGGTGGCAGAGATAGACTTTCAGGCCGTACTGCTCCGCCACCGGGCGCAGCGGACCGTTGAGCACATGGTGCTCTTCCAAGTCCTTGACAGTCACCACACCGTACTTCATCCGGCAGACGTAACACTCCCGCCGGGACTGCATGATGCTTTTAGACAAGCGACACACCATCCTTTTGTGTGCTCTCATAAGCCTCGCGGTAAGAGTGCACATTCCCGAACTGATACTTCTGACCGTTGAAAAATTTAATGGCGAAGCTATCAATAAAGCCAATCCGCTGGGCGGAGTTGATGCACTCCGCCAAGTCCCGTGCGGTGTTCCGGTCGCATCCGTGAGCCATCAGCAGCTTTATAAAACGTTTCTGTGTCATATAATCACTCCGCCTCGTCCAACATGCACATATCAAAAATTGTTTCATTGGTAAACCGTAGTGGTAGACCAAAATTACGATTTCTGAAAAAAACGCATTCTGACATCCCCGAAAAAGTAAATGCATCCTTTGCGTACTGAATGTACAATTGTGTGACAGACAAAAGTTTTGGCCAAACAGTCAAAATAAACTTCTTGTCTTTCAAGCGTTTTCCGCGTTCTAAAAGCTGGTACAGCCGCACAAGCAGCTTGTATTCGTAAGATGTTCGGTCAATCATTTTTTCGGCACCTCCTGCCACTCCTGACGGGACTGCATGATGGGCTCAGACAAGGAAATCACGCCCTTTCAGGATCCGCTTGTAGGTTTCCGCGTAGGGGTAAATCTTCACGCACTCAAACGTCACGTTTTCAGCATCTGCAAGTTTGAATATCTCTTCGCCTTTTTCTGCGCAGTATCTGGCAGCCTTCATGTACTCCACAAGGCCGCGTGCAGTGTTCGCGCAGACGCCCTGCGCCATAAGCAGCTTCTTAAACCGTTTCTGTGTCATTTTTTTGGCACCTCCTGCCACTCCTGCCAGTAGGCGGTAACATTGGGGTCGTTGACGCCCATTTCCGCCAGCCGGTCAAATATTCCGTCGATCAATTGCCCCATCTGCTCCGTGGTAAAGGTGCTGGAACCCTGACTGCACTTCACCGTGCAGCGGTTGCCGTTCAGCAGCTCCACAACGTGCACCAGCCGGTAAGACTTGCGCAAGATGGGCACAGCACCCACCGGTACCTCCAAGTAGTCGAACGCCGCACCGTACTGCTCCAGCATCTCGGTATAGCAGTCCTCCGGGGTCACACCGCCGGTGCGCCCGCCGTTGTAGTGGTCCGCCATGATGGTAAGCAACGCCCACATCATGCGGTTCTGGGGCAGGGTACGGCTTTTGCGTTCGAGGTCCACCGACAAAATCAAATGCAGCGGTTTGCCGTGCGCCAGCTCGTCCAGCTTCTGCCGGATCTGTGTTTCCACAAATTCCGCAGAGTTTTCCACCACCACCCGCCGGGTGCCCGGGTCATATACCACCGGCAGCTTACCGATCACGCCTCTGGCCATAAGATCTTCTTGCCCTCGCCGGTGATAAACTGCACCATGGTGATGCTGCCCGCGTCATCGTAGGCAAAGCGGTCGATCTTCAGGCTGGTCTGCAACCGACAAACGCCCTTGTCATCCTTGACGATGGGCACCTGCGTGCTCTTGAGCACAATGTCGTCCAGCTCCATCACGTCCCTGCCGACACCCCAGAAGGAGGCAGCGGACACAAAGCTGGTGACCTCCCGCATCAGAGCCGGGTCACGGCAGGGAAGGGAAAGCCCGCCCGCGTCCTTGTACACAAACTCCCGCTCCTGCGGGCAGTATACGCCCACCTGACACCACAGCCGGCCATCGGCAAAATAGCGCCGCATGGTCCAGCCCGCAGCGCCAAAGGTTTTGTCCATCATATCGCGCACGGCATTGGCACCGGGAAGCAGTTTCAGCTTGATTGCATCCTCGCTGATGGCCTTAATCAGCACCGAGACCGCCTGCGGGGCTGTCTGCGGGGCTTTTGGCACTTCAACGGGGAACTTGACGTCTGGGGCACAAACAGCCGCAGAAGCATTTTTCTGGGGCCTGCCGCGCCCGGAAGCTTTTGGCGTTGCCAACCTTACCACCTCCATCAGTAGGGGCTGGAGGTGGCGATCTGCGCCGCCTCTGCCAGTGAATACTTGTCGATCATAACGCGCATCTCCGCAACCACCTGCTGGATGGTATCCGGCGGCAGCTCTGCCATGCGCATAGCGGCAATGGCGTAGCCGGTTGCGGTCTCCTCGTAGGTGGGGGATTTAGGCATCGGGCTCATCAGCGTTTGCAACCGCATCCAGATCCTCCTCCGCTTCCAGCGCTGCGTCATTGTACGGGCATCCGCGCACCTGGCTTTCCAAGATGTTGCGGCAGAAGGTGCACGCATCCCGCGCGTCCTGCACGCTGAGCGGCTCTGCAAAGTCCCGCATCACCTTCATCATGGCTTCGCCGGCCTTCTTGGCCTGTGCGCTGTACTGGCGGCGGAAATGCCCGCTTTTACGTTCGTGGATCATAATACATACCTCCATAGTTTTGTTCTGCGCATTGCGCTGGCAGCGGCTTTTGTTTTACTTCCTGCCGCCATCGGAAGGCTGTCTATGTTCCAGCAGTCACCGACACTACTTTTCAACTGTTTATTACCGGGTGCGAGTCTTACGGATACAAAGTCACCCACCTTTTGACGCAGTAGGTTGTTGCGGATTTTTTTACTAGTGCTGCTATCTGCACATTACCGGCTTCTCAAGGCCCGCCGGGGTCCCGTGTGGTCCCAATCCACACATCTTGTCACAATAGGCGCAAAACACAAAATAATGTTTCGGCGGCCTAAAGGGGATGGCAGCGGCTTTTGTTTACCCACCTGCCGCCATTGGTGTAAAACCGGAAAGTCAGCTCTGAAGCCCTTCCTGCATTGCCGTTTCCAGAAGATGCCGGAGATCTTCCAGAACGTCCGCGTAGATCTTTTTCTCCCGGTCGGAGATGCGTTTATCTTCCAGCCGGCACTGATACTTGCCTATCAGATAGCAGATCCGCTCGCGGGTACGCATTCCATTCTTGCTTGCCATTTTGCGCCGCCTCCAAAAAGTCTTAATGCTCTTCCAGCCCCTCCAGCTCAGATATAACGCCGAGGATGCTCTGAATCTGTGCAGCAGCCTTGCGGCCATCCAGCACCATGTACTCCGCGTTTTCCCGCTGGTAATCATCGTTGGCATTCAAAAAGTGCCCAAAAGCGTTTATGCTGTCGTTGCAGATGCTCATGGCAGCCAGCATCAGATACCGGATTGCGGTGTCGATCTCGCGGGTCGGTGCGCCGCGATCCACGCTGTCCTTCACCACCTGATCCGCCTTTTCCGGGTCGATCAGTCTGCCCGCCTGGGCAAAACGCCGGAAAATATCACAGCTTTTTTCAGTTTCCATAACGTTTCCTCCTCAGTAAGTACCAAATTCCTGATCCAGCAGGGTATCCAGCCGGATCGTGTTGCCCCGGCCGGAGCCTTCCTGCCCGGCCATGTTAGACCAGCCTTCCGGGTAGCGCTTGCGCACATACCGCGCCGGGATGCCCATACATACGCTGACCTGCTCCAAAGTCAGCCGGATGCAGCCATATCGACCAAATATAGCAGCGTAGCTCTCATGCCACGCTGCGGGTCTATTAGATTTCGCCACGCTCTTTCAACTCCTTCTGTCTGCGCTGCCATTCCTTGAATTTGCCGTAGCTCATGCCCTTGGCTGCGGCAGCAGCGTTATCATCCACGATCATATCGTGGTTGGTTTTGGGCTTTTCCTTGGGTTTTGCAATGCCGGGCTGCGCGCCGGTGTCCACGCTGGACTTCCCATATCTGCGCTTTTTACAGGCATCGCAAAACATTTTGCCGGGGTCCACGCCGTACATCATCGTGCCGCACTCTTTGCAGGGTTTGTCCACCTTGCGGTGCCTGCCGCGAGAAAACTTCTCCTCTGGTGCGGGCTTTGGCTGCGTGTTTTTTTCTGCCTTCAGTCTGGCAGCCCGTGACTTGGAATACTTCCGAGCAGTTTCCAAATGAACCTTTTGCGCACATAAAAAGCAATATCTTTGATTCGGCGCAGCGCCCTCTGGAAGCTGTTCACCGCACACGATGCAGTTATGCGGCCTTCTGTCGCGTGATGTGCGCCGTTGTTGATACTCTCGAGCCTGAGCAAGGGACACCTCTTTCCGGCAAGAGGGGCAATATTTTGTGTTGGGATGAACTTTTGGATTTAGCAGCTTTCCGCACATTTCGCAAGTCTTTGCGCCTCTCATTGTATCGCTCCTTACACAACATACTTCTGGTGAGCCGCTTTCAAATCATCTTCTCGCAAGTCCAGATAGATCTGCGTCGTAGAGATGCTTTCGTGCCCAAGCATAAGTGACACATATTCGATTGGCATTCCATGCCGCAGCGCTTGTGTTGCGCACGTTCTGCGAAAACGATGTGTATGTACGCCATCGACACCGGCTTTTTTCCCCAGTCTCCGAAGAAGTGCATCGATGCTGTTTGTGTTAAGAGGCCCATTTTCCACTATGTTTTCAGGATTTTGAAACCACAGGCACATTTCCATTGGGCCTACATTTTTCTTTACTAGATTTTTGGGCGGAACGCAGCCCGGGAAAAGATACGGGTTTGCATCTTTTCGTTCAGATAGATACTGCCTCAATGCAACAACGGCTTTTGCATTGAGGTACACAGTGCGGGCTTTCTCACCTTTGCCAATGATCTCCACCTTGTCCTCGTCAAGATCTTGGATTTTGATGGATGCCAATTCCGTGACACGGCACCCTGTCGATAAGAGAACTTCCACAATTGCACGCTGCATGCTGGACGCACACTGCTGACGAATCAGTTCGATTTCCATATCAGTCAGAGCTTTTTCTTTTTTGGCACGAAACTTCATTGGTTCGACTTTGCTGATAGGATTTGTGCGGATGAGCTCCTCCCGATAAAGCCAATTAAAAAAAGAGCTTAAGCAATGCCAGATATTGTTGCAGCGCCGTTTTGATGCTCCAGAAGCCAGCTTTTTCGCCATCAAAAGCTCAATGTCCTGCGATGTGATCGTATCGACGTCCTTGCCGATAATCCGCAACGCCGAACGGTTTTCAATTTCATAAAGCTCCAGCGTGCGCGGAGTGCAGCCCTTTACTGCCTTTGCCATCAAAAACCGCCGCAAATACGCTTCGTTTTTACCTTCGGTGTACACAATCAAAGCTTCTTGCTTCGGCTCAATGCAATAGTCGTTCAGAACGGCGTTGATTTTTGCTTTCGTCCACTCTAAATCCAGACCTTTATGATCCTGCTTCAGGATTATCATCATGATACGATCCTGTAATCGTTCAGCTAATGCACCGTTTTCCATAACAACCGTTCTGCCTCCTTTACCTCTGCAATTTTTCTTCTGGAAAGCCACAAATCCGATGAGAAAAAAGGTGTGTACCAGATGCGGTTCTGCGATCCAATAGGCAGAAGCCCTCTCTCATCTGCCGAAAGCACCGGAGACGCAAGCGTGTCACCGATAACTACATACCCGGCGCACCCCATCAGACTCAGCTGAATGTAGCAAGTCAGACCAACGATGTAGTCGAGATCCTGTGCCACGAACAAAACTCTATCTTGATAGCAGATTTCGTGCTGTCTGCAAGCATTGGCGAACGCGATTAAGTTCGCACCTGCACCGCACGATGGCTCGTTAACAGTAACAAAGCCATCTTTTTCCTCTGACATTTTCGCGTCAAAGCTCAACTCCGACATCATCCGGCTGATATTATAGGGAGTGAAAAACTGTCCAGTGTGGCCGCTTGCCAGTTCGCAAAGCATGTACTGCTCTCCCAAAAAATCCTGATCCGGGTTTTCGTCCATGCTTGCTATAACGGATGCCAGCATCTTGGCAATCTTTTCGCGCTCTGCCTTGGTGTACTTAGAAACGATGCCGTTATAGACTTTTTCACGCTCTGGGGAATTAACCTTATCGGTTACATAGGATATTTCAATCGCAGTGATCTGGATGAAATCCTGCCAAACCTCCCAGCGGCTACGCATTCCGCACAACCCATTAAAAACTTCTGTAAAGGTTTTAGAGTGCACATCTCCCATCAGCCATTCCTCCGTGCCCTCTCATAGATCCGCTTCCGCGTCGCCCTTCTCCGGGCGTTCTCGGCACGCATGTACGCGTCCAAGCGGAGCAGCAGGTAAGGCCCTAGCACCAGCGCCGGCGCGATGATCATCACCATCAGCCACATCTCGGTGCAGGCTGCGTGGTAGGGGTCGCGGCCAAGAGCGACCATTAGATCAGCCAAAATAAATGAACAACTTCTCATACCATCAAACCTCCTATGCGCCATGCCAGCGCCATAATTAAGCCAAAATACGCCAGCCAGACCCCCAGCATTTTGCGGGGCGGCCTTGTGGCGCAGATAAACAAAAACGCCATCAGGCAGCAGCCTGCCATAAAGCACATCAGATAAGCCAACATCCGCGTCACCTCATTCCCAAAGCGGTCTCGATCAGTTCTCTGGGCGTTTCGTTGGGGTAGTGCCCGGACATGTACTTGTCCACAACGCCTTTGGATAAGCCCGCGTGCAAGGCCAGTTCACGGTTGCCCCAGCCAAGCATCATTTTGCGCTTAGCCACTTCGGCTTTCCATTCAATGGTCGGCAAGTTTTCCACCTCCATAGTTGAAAATCATTTCAAAATATCGCTATAAAAACATTGCCAAGCCATACGAGATGGTGTAAAATGATATTGCGGTTATCATTTTTACTCTTGGCAATATTTTTGGGTTTAGGGCAGAAAGCAGATCGGAAGGTACGCGCGACCCTCTGCTTTTTGCACCCGGTGCCCGCGCATAGGCACCTGATCAACAGGACGGTGTGGGGGAAAAACCCCTGCTGCGTGGCAGCCCTGTGAAGTACCGGCAGCGATCGGAGAGTATGGGAGCTTCTGGTCAGCTGCTCGGTATGGTTGTATTATAACTCGCAAATCTCGCAAACTCAATACGAAATGCGAGATTTGCGAAAAAATAGCAAAACGCACAAAGAAGGAGATGAAGAAATGTATAACATTTCTGAAAATTGCAAATGCCCAAAGCTTTTTGAAGAACTTGACCGACAAGATATGAAGCAAAATGAGTTCGCAAAAAGAATAGGTGCATCCACGGGAAACGTAAGTGATTGGGCTTCGGGTAAATCTTCGCCAACGCGCAGACGGTGGCCAATAATAGCGGAAGTTTTAGGAAAGCCCGTTGACGAGCTTATGGGCACAAAAAAAGAGCCCGCCGGGATGGGCGAGCTCGATGATGTGAAAAAGCAGGTCGTTGAGTTAATGGATGATATGAGCCAAGAGGAACTCGATGCACTTTTTACTTTGCTCAAGTCTAAAGCGAAGAAGTGACCGATTCGTTTTTGAGCTGTTCGGCTTTTCGCTTTTTCAAAAATGCGAGGGCTTCATCTAAAAGCTCTGGATGTTCGTCTAAAAAGTCCAAAATGTCTTTAACGGTCACTTGTAACACTTCCTTTTGTTGTATTTGCAATTTTATATTACAACGGCTATAGGTTGAAATCAAGAGGAAAGAGGGATTTCGAATGAAAATTGCTGAAAAATGCAAAGTTATTGTGGCGGGCGCAATTGTGGCTGCGCTGATGGCAGGTACAGCGTTGCCCGCGCTGGCCGCCAGCCCCGCCGGGAACGTTCCCTTTGCGGTGCTTGCGCAGCAGAATGACGTAAGCGCCGACAAGGTGCAGGCAATCAAAGATGCGCTGGCAAACATTGATGTATCATACGAGGATGGCATCTGGCTTTTTGAATCCGCTTACGAAGATTACGAAACAGGCAATAACAAAAGCTACATGATGCCGTATGTGTATTCAAACGGTGAAACCGTCCGGTTTGGTATGAGCTTCACATCTCAGGATACCGAGGGCTATTTTTACTGGAACGATGTAGACGTTCTGATTGGCGAATACAATAATTATACCAGTCAGACGAACTACAAATTTAAAAAGGTTTCGCGCCAGTACTATCCCGATGACCAGATTTTTTATGAAAATGTATCCTTTGGTGGTAACGACGAGGATATGGACTGCCTGAACCGCATTCTGAGCGCTGACACTGCATATCTGCGTTTCAATGGCGCAAAGGTCAACGGAACGCAAAGAACGCAGACGACGATCATCGATAGCGAAAGCCGACAAGGCATGACAGATATCATCAACCTGTATAATCTGCTGCAAAGCGCCACGGCTGAAGAACGTCAAAAAGCATTGCAGGATTGAATTACAGGTAAAGCGCAATGAAAAATAATAATCAGCAAAAATCACCCGGCTGTCTGTACATTCTGTTTTGCGTTTTTGTCTGGATGCCGTTTCTGCTTATTCTGGTGGCATTCTCTTTTATGCTTTTGGTGCAAATTTGCAGTAAGCTACACCCGGCAGTTTTAGTTTTAATTCTTATTGCCGTTGTAGCCGCTGCCGGATACGCCCTTTATAAAAAGCACGAAAAGAAAAAGCAGACAGAACAAAACCACATTGAAACCGTTTTGCAGCGCACGGTGGACTACCCTGATCCTATAAAAACGGAAAACATTTTGCAGCGCACGGTGAACTATTCTGATCCTATAAAAAGAGAACCGCGCCAAGCGCCGCAGCCGTCAGATAGCTTGTATGAGCAGGATCATCTGGCTAAACTCGCCGCCGATCAGGACGCAAGACGCGCCGCAAACGCACATTATGGCACTGTCTTTCTCGACATTGAAACAACAAGCTACAATGACAATAGTGCAAAATACGATAACGATATTTTACAGGTTTCCATAATTGACGAAAACGAAGATGTGTTAATAGACCAATATTGTAAACCAAGAAAAAAAGAAAGCTGGGAAAATGCATCAAAAATAAATTCAATTTATTTTTCTGCAGTAAGTGATTGTCCTCGTTTTTTAGATGTAAAACCGTATGTTCAGGACATTTTTGAACGAGCAGATAAAATTGTTGTGTTTGACTATTACTTTGTAAAAGATTATTTAGAAAAGTATAAATTTGATTTGCATAAGTTTCGCTTGACAACTCCTGTTTATGAATTGCGTCAATATAATGTTGCACATGGAATTGAAAACCCAAAGTGGATGACACTGGAAAATGCGGCAGATCAATTTGATTTGATTTATGATCGAAACAATTCATTAGAAGATGCAAGGGCGATTTTAAAAATTTACAATTTTATTGAAGAACAAAACAACGCGGTAAAAAAAGAAAGATCAGAAAATAAAATAGATAATTCGGTAAAGCAAAAGTATAAGCAAAATGTTAATGCAGATAAAAACGGATATTTTTATGGCAAGAAGATTGCATTTATCGATGATGTTTCAATTCCAAAGGAAAAAGCGTTTGAAGAAGTTTCTAATAGAGGGGCTATTATTCGTTTGACTGTAAGCCCCACTTTGGATATTTTGGTTTGCGGTTCCAGGTCTGTAATGATGAGCTACAAATATGGCGAGAAGTCAAATGAACAGAAAAAAGCCGAACAATTAAACGAAAATGGCGCGCATATTGAAATTATGTCGGCGCAAAAGTTCATCGAACTTTTAAATCAGCCCGCCGGGGGCAATTAA